GGCTGGCCCTGCTGTGGGTAACGTGACTTTTGCTGGCACTGCGCCATTGGCTATCCACGGCGATGTGAGTTTGGCTGCTACGGGTATTACAAACTCCTACACCGGAACAATTACGCTGACTGGTTCTAGTACAGGCAGGACGCTAACGACTAATGGTGTGACGCTGGCTTCCGCTACTACGGTTAACGGTGTTGGTTGTGGTTGGACGCTTGGCAGTGCATTGGACATAGGATCGTCAACATTAACTGTGACAAATGGTTCATTTAGTCTTGCTACTTATAATTTAACAACAGCAGGTATAAGTTCAAACAATGTAAATTTAAGAACCATAAATTTTGGAACAGGAACAACAACTATTTCCGGTACTACCCCAATTAATTTTGGAACCGTTGAAACAAATCGCGCTAATTTAACTTGCACCGCAAGTACATCTCAAATAAATCTATCTTCCTCTAGCCCAATACTTTTTGGAAACAACCAAACTTTTTATAACGTAAGTTTTACTAGCACTATTGCAGGTACGATATCAATATATGGGGGTGGTGGTAATGGCAACACCTTCAACAACCTGTCGTTGACTGGCATCACATCCGCTGGATTAAAAAATGCCGTCATGGGCGACAACCAAACCATCAACGGTACTCTAACGCTCTCCGCAGGAACCAACGCAACAATGCGTCAATTCTTGCGTTCAGACACCATAGGCACAACACGCACATTGACCTGTGCTGCTTTCTCAGGAACAGACGCTGACTTCCGTGACATCACTATTGCTGGTGCTGCTGCTCCTGTATCTGGTACTCGCTTGGGTGACGCTAAAGGCAACAGCGGGATTACGTTTGGTGCAGGGGTTACTCGGTACTGGAACCTTGCTGCTGGTGGCAACTGGAGCGCGATTGGTTGGGCGGCTACTAGCGGTGGTGCGCCAGCGGTAAACAACTTCCCGCTTGCACAAGATACCTGCCTCTTTGAAGCAACTGGTTTGTCTAGCGGCAACACAGTAACGGTCAACGCCAATTACAACATCGGCACGATTGATATGTCTGCCCGTACCAGCAACACGATGACGCTGGCTACAGGAACAACTACACCTACGATCTACGGCAACTGGATCAACGGTACTGGCACTACGCTGACGGGTACGGGGTATTTGAACTTTTCAGGGCGCGGCAGTCAGACAATTACAAGCGCAGGCAGGACGTTTACTCAGCCGTTTTCCATAGATACGCCCGGAGGGTCTGTAACACTGCAAGACGCATTTGAGACTAGCAGAAACATTGGAGGGGCTGTTGATGTTGTAAGAGGCACGTTTAACGCAAACACTTACAACGTAACCCTTTCAGGGGCAAACTCTAGTTTTGCATCTTCTTACTCAAACGTCCGAACAGTTGCCCTTGGTTCTGGAACTTTGTTGATTGCAGGGACAAGTGGATTTGTTGCCACAAACTCAACAAACCTTACAGTCACAGGCACAGGCACAATCAGCCTGACTAGCGCATCTGCCAAGACCTTTGCTGGCGGCGGCATCTCCTACTCAGGCATCACCCTGAACCAAGGCGGTGCTGGTGCGTTGACGATCTCCGGCAACAACACCTTTAAGAACATCACCAACACCTACAGTGCGACAGCCGCAACCAACATCACCATTGACACAACAACCCAGACGGTGACTCAATTCACCGGCACAGGCACAGTCGGCAAGGTGCTGACAATCCAAGGCACATCGGCATCTAGCCCCGGCACGTTGATCCTGTCAAGCGGTACGGTCACAACGCCTGATTACTTAGCCATCACTGGTGTGCGTGCGTACAACCTGTCAAGCACTTGGTACGCAGGGGCCAACTCAACCAACAACGGGTCGTTGGGATGGATATTCAGCGCTGGTGCAGTCACAGGCAGCGGCGGCAAATTCTTTCTTATGTTCGGATAAATCATGAAACTATCACTCCCAGTCGAAGTCGTAAACCAAATCCTTGGCTACCTTGGAACTCGTCCTTACCAAGAGGTGTACCAGTTAGTGCAGGCAATCCAAGAGGCCGCAAAGCCAAAAGACATTGAGATTGCCGAACAGGAAAACTGATTATGGAAGCAGTTCACGAACTTGCCACGGAGACCGACAAGCGCCTAAGCGTGCATGAGGCAATCTGCGCCCAGCGGTATGAGGGCATACAGGCACGCTTTGACGATGGCTCCAAGCGCATGAACAGGATTGAGTACCTCTTGTATGTGGTCATAGCGGCGGTGCTTTTAGGGCCGGGTGTTGCTGCTGAGTTTGTCAAGAAGGTGCTTGGACTATGAGCGAGGAAAAAATTCATAGCATGGAAGCAAAAAGTCAACTCATTGAGAAGATTACGTTCGCTCTTCTTCCTCTGTTATTTTCTTGCGTCGTCTACCTGATGAGCGCCTTGTCCAACTTGGCGCATGAGGTCACCATCCTCAATAGCAAAATTTCGCTTGTTGTCACATCAGATAACAAGCAGGCTTCAAACACTGGAGCCGAACTGGCCCGTGAAAAATTGCGCCAAGACCTTGAAAAAGAGATTCAACGCAACCGAGACCAGATTGCAGAGAACCGAATGCACATTGCAATCTTGGAAGAGAAGGTTCCAGTGAGCAAATCACTCAAAACTGTAACTGGAAAGGACTGACATGATTCCAATCGTAGCCTCCCTACTCTCGACCCTCGCTTCAAACGGCTTGGGTCTTTTGTCTTCTGCGATTCAAGCAAAGGGCAAAGAAGTTGTCGAGAACGCCCTTGGCGTGAAGATTTCCGACAATCCATCTGATGCTGAGGTCGCCAAGTTGCGCCAGTTGCAATATGACCACGAAGAGCGCTTGCTTGAACTCGGCATTGAGAAAGCCCGTTTGGAGCAGGAAGAACTCAAAGCCTTGTTGGCGGCTCAAGCCAGCCAAGACAACAACGTCACTGACCGTTGGAAGGCTGATATGGCTTCCGACTCGTGGTTATCTAAGAATATACGCCCCGGCACTCTGCTGTACATCCTCACCGCTTATTTGATTTTTGCTGGTCTAAGCGCCGCAGGGATTCAAGTTCAAGAAGCCTACGTCAATTTGCTGGGCCAATGGGGTATGTTGGTGATGACTGCTTACTTTGGCGGTCGTACCGTTGAGAAGGTCATGGAGATGCGTAAAGGGGGCAAAGAATGAGCCTGAGTCAAGAACAAGCCGCATTCCTACTGGATGCCTGCGCCCTCATCAAATACGCCACAGAACAAGGTTTTATGGTCACTGGAGGCGAGTTAGCACGCACACCAGAGCAACAGGCCATTTACGTCAATACAGGCCGCTCTAAGACCCTTAATTCAATTCACCTGAAGAGGTGCGCGATTGACTTGAATTTCTTCAAGGATGGGCAGATAATATGGGACAAGGGCGTCCTCGCGCCTTTGGGAACCTATTGGGAGTCGCTACACCCAAAAAACCGTTGGGGCGGGAATTTCAAGTCCTTGGTGGATTGCCCACATTTCGAGCGCAATGTCGGATAAGGAAAACAGATGACAACCGCTTCGGTAATGACGTATGACTCCCTTGTAGAAGACATTCAGTCCTACTTGGAGCGGACGGACGCCGCCACGCTGGCAAAAATTCCTCAGTTCATCATGCTGGCGGAGCAAATTATTGCCTCCGAGATCAAATTCCTTGGCAACTTGGTGGTGGTGGGCAGCAACATGGTTCTGGGCGAGGCCACCATTGCAAAGCCAGCGCGTTGGCGCAAGACGGTCTCCATGAACGTGACGGTGGCCGGTAAACGCCAACCCGTCCTGCTGCGCACCTACGAATACTTGCGTGAGTATTGGCCCAGCGCCAGTTCAACGGACGTTCCACTGTACTTCTGCGACTACGACTACGAGCATTGGCTGATAGCGCCCACCCCGGCGGCTGCGTACAGCTACGAGGTCTTGTACTACGAGCGCAACCAGCCCCTTGATTCGACCAACCAATCCAACTGGTTCACCCAATACGCCCCACAGGCGTTACTTTATGGCTCGTTGCTGCAAGCAATGCCTTTCCTGAAAAACGACGAGCGCATTCCCATGTGGCAAGGCCAGTACGACAAAATCATTGCTGTATTGCAAAACGAGAATGTGATTCGCGTAGCTGACCGCCAAGCAATTGTGAGGGACACATGAGTTTTACATCACCTTTTACTGGACAAGTAATCCAGCCAACGGACGTTTCGTTCCGTTCAATTACCCTGACTGCAAATACGCAGTTGCAGTGGCCCATCAATGGCAGCGTTACGGACAGTGTGGCCGCTCGGATCATGCAGGTTAGTTCATCATCCGCTGCATACGGCCTGTATATGCCGCCAGCAAACCAAGCCTCTGTTGGTCAGGATGCCTTAATCCGCAATACTGGCAGCTTTGCAGTTACGGTTTATGACTACTCTGGTGCCCATGTAATCGTTACTGTGCAGCCCAGTCAGGCGCAGTACATCTACATCACTGCAAATCCAACTGAGTCTGGCACTTGGGGAATCATTGCGTTTGGTTTGGGTTCATCCAATACTGATGCCGCAACGCTTGCTGGATATGGGCTGCTTGCAATCACCAACACGCTCAACACTGCGCACCCTGTACAAACATTTGGAACAAACTACACGGCGCTTACTACTGACAGGGCAACATCCTACGTTTGGACTGGCGGCGCTGGAACCCTAACGCTCTCCTCTGTCGGCACGCTTGGCAATAATTGGTTCATGCTGCTTAGAAACGGCGGCACTGGTACGCTGACCGTTTCCCCATCGGGTGGTAACCTGATTAATGGCGCTGCTTCCATCATTTTGCAGCCTGATGACTCGTGCATTATTTGCTGTTCTGGCTCGGCTTTTTACACCGTTGGTCTTGGTCAAAACACGCAATTCAACTTCAGCCAGTTGACCAAGGCAGTTACCTCTGGAACGTACACATTGACCGCCGCAGAGGCGTCAAACACCATCCAGAAGTACACAGGCATTTTGACTGGCAACGTCACCATTGTGGTGCCGCAAACAATTCAGGTCTACTACGTCACAAATCAGACAAATGGTGGCGGGCCGGGATACACGATCACATTTACCACCAATGTGTCTGGGGCATCTTCGGCAGTAATAACCCCTAGTCAACAAGTAATTCTTGTTTGCGACTCTACCAACTTGCTCAATGCGGCAACCATTACCGCAGGCGCTAATTCTTTGTCGCTTATTGATGGAACGGCTGGCGGCCCATCGTTGAACTTTGGCTCGGAGACCTCAACAGGTATTTACCGTCCCGGATCTGGTGAGTTTGGTATCTCTATCCTTGGAACGCAAAGATTTGACCTCACGGCAACAGGACTGTCAATTACTGGTACTGGCAACTTTACCAGCGGAGTTTTTGGCGGCACATACTAATGGGACAAAAAGTCTTTTCTCTTGGCACGCAACCCGGCATCCAGCGGGATGGAACAGTCTTTGACAAAAACTTTTACACCTCTGGTCAATGGGTTAGGTTCCAGCGTGGCCGTCCTCGCAAAATTGGCGGGTATAGGGTCATGTCTGCTCAGTTGACCGGCCCTTCGCGTGGTGTTTGGCTAAACGCACAAAGCGGTACTAATTACATCTACAGCGGGTACAACAATGGGTTGCAGTCCTTTGGTGTTGACAACAACGGGGTTGGCGCTGGATTTACCAACTACACGCTGTCAAACTTCACTGCCTCAAACAGTAACTTGTGGCAGTTTGATGGTTTTTATGATGTGGCTGGTTCTGGAATTCAGTCATTACTTGCTTCCCCATGCCAAAATCTTTATGACATCACTAACACAGTCAATACCCCAGTCTTGATAGGCGACATTGTTGGCTCGACAATGAGCCAGATTGGCGTGTTTACTGCCAGCATGGTGTTAAATAGCACCACCACAATGTCGTTAGCTGTCACCAACACCTTGATTGGCGCTGGACAATCTATTTCTGGCACAGGCATCCCCGCAAGCACTACCGTCACCGCTTCAACGCTTTCTGCGCCAAACTTGGGCGCTGTTGCCGTTACTGGGATAGGGGGTCAATGTAGCTGCACCTCAACCGCAGGGTTGTTTGTTGGTCAGACGGTAAGAACTTCTTGTACGTTGACAGGCACTGCAACTGGCATTGCGACCGCCACAACCTATTTCATCATAGCCACGACAACCTTTGCAACCGATTTTACTTTGTCGGCCACTTCGGGAGGCCCAGCAATTGTCACCACCGCAGGCACAACCACTGGGCTTGTTTTTACCCTTGGTCAATTCCAAGCGGTGACAATCTCAAATGCGGCAACCGCAAGCTCTGGCGCAACCACGATCACGTTCAACAACAACATCTCGGT